AGACAACATGGCAGATGGCAATCGCAATGTCTATCGGAAGAGTAAAAGACAAATTCAAGAAGATGAAAAGAACCGCAACAGGTGTGGCTGTATGGGTTAATACGCTTGATGTGTACAAATATATTGGTGCAGCAGATATCACACTGCAGACAGCGTTTGGGTTTGAATACATGAAGAACTTTTTAGGTGCTGATGTAGTATTTATCAGCTCTGAGATTCCAGAAGGTGTTGTAATTGCAACTCCATTAAACAACATCGTAGCTTATTACGTCGATCCAGGAGACAGTGAATTTGTAAAAGCTGGATTATCTTATACAACAGACCCAACGACAGGGTTTATCGGATTCCATGCACAGGGAACCTATCTCTGACTTATTTGCGATCATGGGCTTACGTCTTTTCTGTGAATATCTTGATGCGATCGCATATACAAGTGTTGGAAGCCGAGATACACAGACTCTTGGAGAGTTACATCTTACAGCAGTAGAAGGTACAAATGCTGGTGATACAGCGATCACAATGAATGAACAGCTCATGTCAATGAAAAATGCATTTAAATACAAAGTAAATGCATCCGCAGCAACAGCTGTAACCTATGGCATGGATGTAAAGAACTGGTCTAAATGGGATGGAGAATCAGAAATCGCAGCAGCAAAAGGCAGTCATGTGACAATTGTTGAGTGTGATCGTAACTATAAAGCAGTAAGATCAGGGGATGTCGTATCCGCTGCAAAAGAATAGTGAGGTGTTGATAGATATGGCTTATGAAGTAGTAAAAGCATTTCATGATCTTCAGGATTATAAAGATGTTAAAGGCGGCAAAGTGTATCATCACTATGATGTTGGGGACACATATCCAAGACAGGGATTAGACCCAGCTCCCGATGAAACAAGAATCGAGGAACTTCTTAGCAGCGGAAACGCTCAGGGAGTTCCTTTAATTGCAGAAGTAAAGGAGAAAGCGAATGCTGGAAAAGCTTAAGACAATGCTTGGCTTCGAAGATTCTACACAGGATAAAAAACTGATGCTGATCTTAGATTCTGTAGAATCAAGGCTTCGATTACTTTTAGGTGGTATGGATCCACCGGATGAGATGGAGCATATCATTATCGAAGTCGCGATTATTCGTTTTAATCGCATCGGATCTGAAGGACTAGCAAGTCATAATGTTGAAGGAGAAACACAGTCGTATGCATCGGCAAATGATTTTGCTCCGTTTATGAATGAAATCGAAGCATATTTGCAGATGCAAAAGGATGCAAAGCGAGGAAAGCTGAGGTTTCTATGAGATATGATACAACGATTTACTTTCAAAAGTTGACACAAGGAGAATATGATCAGGAAACAGGTGATTACAAAGATGATTCTGTAAGTGAAAATCAAAAACAAGCATCGGTTATGGATACAACAACACAGATGATGCAGGTTGTTTATGGAATGATCAAACAGGGAAGTTTAACGGTTCAATTACAGAACCATTATGATTGCCCATTTGATCAGATCCGAATTGGAAACAAGATCTATAAAGTGGATTATTCAAGGAAACTTCGAACCAAACAGACTTTTATTGTGTCGGAGGTGCAATGATGAGTGGAATTAAGGTGAATGGATTAGATCAGCTTAATGCAAAATTAAGAAAGAACATGGATCTTAATGCAGTAAAGACAATAGTTAAAAAGAATGGAGAGGATCTCCAGAAAAAAGCGCAACATTATGTACCGGTAGATACTGGAACATTAAAAAGAAGCATTGGCCTCAATATCAAAGATGGCGGCTTAACTGCGGTTGTAGCACCAACGACAGATTATGCAGAATATATTGAGTATGGAACACGTTTCATGGAATCACAACCGTACATGCGCCCAGCACTGGGCGAGCAAAAGCAGATTTTTAAAAGTGATTTAGAAAAGGTAATGAAATAATATGGATCCACAGCAGGAACTATTTACTGTGCTGCTGTTAAAACTAAAAGAAAAATATCAGGATACGGGAATCGGTGTGTATGATACATTCCTACCGCCGGATAAAACCCCGTATCCTTTTGTTTATCTTGCTGACAGCACACAGGATGATCAAGCAAATAAAACAACAGTCTTTGGGGCAGTCAGCCAGGTAATCCATATCTGGCATAACAACCAAAGACAGAGAGGAACATTATCGAAGATATTATTAGAGATCAAAGATATGTGCTACAAGATCGAAGAAACAAAAAACTTTGGTTGGAATCTTGTAAGAGTAAATCAAAGAATCCTCTCAGACGCAACAACGAAAGAACCCCTGATGCACGGGGTTTTAGAATTAGAATTTACATTTAATTAGGAGGTAGCAATGTTAAATTTACAGCTTTTTGGAAATGAAGCGGTGCAGGGCAAGAAGATTGTTTATCTGTATCGAATTTTATCAGAAGCACCAACACAGAGTGGTACAGCATTGGCATTCACAACAGAGAATGGTCGTACTAAATCAAAAGATGCAGATTCCACAGCCACAAAGGATGGTTCTGTCAGAACACCAGGTGCTGCAGAAGTGGAGATCACAGCAACATCAATCTTAAAGAAAGATGACGAAATGATTAAAAAACTGGAAAAGGCTTTAGATGATGATGCATTGATTGAAATTTGGGAGGCTAATCTGGTAGAACCAGCATCCGCAGGAAATAACAAATTCAAAGGAAAGTATTTCCAGGGGTATTTAACAGAAATCGAATATACAGCTAATGCAGATGAGTTTGTAGAGGTTTCTTTAACATTTGGTATCAATGGAACAGGTGTGGATGGAGATGTAACTGTGACAACACAGCAGCAGGAACAGGCATATACATTCGTAGATACACCAAAAACAGGAGCTTAGGAGGATATAATACATGTACGAATTACAGATTAACAAATCAACATATGAATTTAACTTTGGAATGGGATTCATGAGAGAGATCAACAAAACAATTGCTGTCCCAGTAGAAAATATTAAAGGAAAAACAAAAGACATTGGTCTGCAGTATAAAGTTGCAGAAATGCTTGATGGTGATCTTGATGCATTAGAAGATGTTTTATTGGTAGCGAACAAAGGATTTACACCACGACTTG